GGTCGGGGCCAAGTTCGGGCTCCATCTCGGCAACGTGCGCTTCTCGCCGATCGACATGGCCGAGGACCGCTGGGACCTCGCCGACTTCGGCATCGTCACCAGCATCCTGCCGGGACCCGTGTCGGTGCCCCACGTCGTGGTCCACCAGGAGTTCAGCCTGCAGGACTTCCGCCACGAGCCGCCGCCGGGCGACTTCCGGGTGTCGTCGTTCGTCAACTGCTTCCCCGAGAACTTCGACGCGTACTCGGGCTGGAAGGCCGTGGCCTCGCAACGCCCCGACTACGACTGGCGGGTGTACGGCGCGTACGGCTCGGTCCCCGAGGACGAGTGGGCGGCGGGCAACCTGAACCGCTGCGCAGCAGTGGGCGACGCGATGCGCGCGTCGTCGGTGGCGTGGCACACCAAGCAGTGGTCCGACGGCTTCGGTCACGTCGTCCACGATTGGGCGGCGGTCGGACGGCCGCTGGTCGGCCACGAGTGGTACTACCGCTCCCAGCTGGCCGGGCCGCTGTGGCAGGAGGGCGTCACGTCGTTCGACATCACCGACAAGCCGGTGGACGAGGTGGTGGCGCTGATCGACCGGCTGCACGGGGACCCCGACCTCGTGGCGCGCATGTCCGAGGCGATGGCGGCGCGCTTCCGAGAGGTGGTGAACTTCGACGAGGAGGAGCAACGGATTCGGCGCATGTTCGAGACGGTTCTGTGAAGGCACTCGACGGCCGCCATCGCTGGGTGCTTGTTGAGCGTGAGGGCGCGCGGGTCACGCATACCTGTCGGGTCTGCGGGCTGTCCAAGACGTTCGAGTTGCTCGTGCCGGACGTCGTGCTTGACAAGATTGCCGCCCATATCAGCCGACCGAACATCTACCGGACCCTGTTCCGGTGAGGCTGCTACTTCTGAGCCACTGGTCTCATACAGGCTTCGGCACCGTCACCCTGGAGCTCGGCGAGCGCTTCGTGGCGCTCGGCATCGATCTGCGCGTGCTGGCCGTCAACCATCGCGGCGAGCCGATCAAGGGACCGCTCGCGGGTCGGCTGTGGCCGGCCAACATCAACGGCGACGCGTTCGGCGGCAACATCTCGGCCGAGGCCATCGACGGCACGTTCTGGACGACGTTCGACCCCGATGACCACTGGACGCCGGACGTCGTGCTGGTGGTGTCCGACGTGTCGGGCCTGCTGGCGCACATGGGCCGCCTGACCGAGGCGCGCCACGACGCCTGGAAGAACGCGCGCGTCTACCACTACGTCCCGATCGAGGGCGACAACCTGCCGCCGATGTGGCGCCAGTTGTGGGACCTCGTCGAGCCCGTGGCGATGTCGGACTACGGCGCGCGCGTCATCGGCGAGCACATCGGCCGTCCCGTTTCCCGCATCTACCACGGCGTCGACACCGAGGTCTTCTACCCGGTCTCGCCGGGGCGGCCGATCCGAGTCAGGGGCAATACGTTGCGGTCCAAGGAGGACTGCAAGCTCTTCTTCGAACGCGACCCCGACCGGGCGCTGCTGCTGCGCGCCGACCGCAACGCGATGCGCAAGTTCTATCCCAAGACGTTCGAGGCGTTCGCGCTCATCGTAGAGCGCGAACCCGACGTCGACCTCGTACTGCACTGCCGGCCGATCGACCCCGGCGCCGACGGCCCGGACCTCATCCAGGAGCTGCTGCGCTACCCGGCCGAGGTCCGCCAGCGGGTGAGCTGGACGCTGGCGCACGACACGTACGTGGGCTTCTCGCGGCCCGAACTCAACGCGCTGTACAACGCGGCCGACGTCTACTTCTCGACCACCGGCGGGGAGGGCTTCGGCCTGACCCTCGCCGAGTCGCTGGCCGCGGGTACTCCCGTCGTGGTGACCGACTGGGCGGCCGACGCCGAGACGGTCGGCGACGGCGGCATCCTCGTGCCGCCGCTGCACGACACCTACGGCCAGCCGGTGCGCTTCCACCACCAGACCTACGGCATGGACTTCGGCGTCCCCGACGCGCGGGGGTTCGTCCAGCCGACGCTCGACCTGCTGGCCAACCGCAAAGCCAGACGGGATCTCGGCGCGGCGGGGCGCCTGCACGTCAAGCGCTCGTTCGACTGGGACACCGCCGCGGGCCAGTTCGTCGACCTGTTCAGTCAAGCCTCGGAGGCTGCCGCCTGACGAACGAACCCCACCGCGGACGGTGGGGTTCTCGCCGAGGAGGCGGTTACGCACTCACTCCTCCACCCGGAGCGGCTCCGACTTCTGTCGCCGGATGCTCTGCGCGGGAACGGCTCACATAAGTCTACACGAGGCCTCAATGCCGCCCCTTCCCACCGTCGCGGACCTCAAGACGTACCTCGGCATCACCGGCACGCAGGACGACGCCCTGTTGGCGCAGACGATCGTCGACGCGGTGGGCAAGGCCGAGCGCGATACCGGGCGCACGTTCGCGGCCGCGTCGAACGTCACCACGCGCTACTCCACCGACGGGCAGTCCAGTCTCATCATCCACGACCGCCCATACAGCGACCCGTCGCGGACGGTCACGCTGGGCGGCGCGGCCATGACCGAGGGCACGAGCGTGTGGTTCCTGCCCGACCGCCGTGATCAGGCCGTCACGGCCACCATCCAGCTCAGGTACTACGACCGCTCGCGGCCGGACTGGTACAAGGCCGACCCGCAGTGGTTCGACAAGAACCTCGACAACCCGCGCTACTTCTCGGGCACGCCCAACGACCTCGTCATCGCGGGCATCGGCGGCATGCCGTTCCCGCACAACGACGTGGTTGGCGCTATCCGCCTGCTCGAAGCATGGCTGTACTGGAACGCCAAGTCCGGCGCGTCGGGCGTGGTGCAACTGCCGACCGGCGAATCGCTCGACCTCGAGGCCGAGCCGCCGCGCTACCAGGAGTTCGTGCGCAACTGGCGCATCCGTACCGCGGTGGCGTCGCCATGAGCCGCCTGAAGGGCAAGCGCGAGCTGCAGAAGCGCCTGCGGGCCATCGGCGACACGCGCACGCTGATGCAGCAGCTGCAGCTCGAGACGATCGCCGAGGCCAAGCGGCTCGTCCCGCGCAAGACGGGCCACCTTGGACGCAGCATCATGCCCGGCCGGGTGTCGCGCGACAGCGCGGTGGTGGAGGCGCGTACCACCTACGCCGCGGCGGTCGAGTTCGGCACCAAGCGCCACGTCATCGTGCCAAGGCACGCGCGCGTGCTGGCGTGGCCAGCGTCGGAGGGCGGCCGGCGATTGTCCGGACGTGCCCGGACGAAGGGCGGCAAGCCGACCGGTCCCACGGCGTTCGCCATGAAGGTCAATCACCCCGGCACCAAGGCGCAGCCGTATCTCATCCCCGCCGCCGAGAAGGCGCTGCGCGGTCATGGCTTCCGCGACCTCATCATCAAGCGCTGGAACTCGGCCGCGTGACCACCACTTTCCGCCAGGACATCACCAACAAGCTCGTGGTGGCCATCGACGCGTTCATCACGGCCAACCCGACGCTGCTGCGGCGGTCCGAGGTCGTCCGCCCGCCGTCGGTCGCGGGTGACATGCCGCTGGCCTTCGTGGACGGGCGCCAGGAGCAGATCAGCTTCGACTCGGGTATCCGCGAGCGGGTCATGACGCCGTCGGTCGTGGTCGTCTCGCCGCTGGCGGACAACGTCGAGACGATCCAACGTCACGACATCCTCGTGGACGCGCTGGTCGACCACTTCACGGCCTACGCGCAGATCGCCACCAACACGGTCTGGGACCGCATGGCGATCAGCGATGAGGACTACACCGTGGACTCGGCCGACGGCACGGTCCGCCACTTCTTCGCCACGAGGTTCACGTTCAACAACGTGTCCATCATGGAAGGCCGGAACTAGCGGTACGTCGAACCTTGGAGGATGGCCCGGATTGCCGGAAGGCTGACGCCGTAGCGTTCGGCCAGCCGCGTCTTTTCGCCGAGCACGCCCGTGTAGGTTGCGCGGATCGTCTCGGCATCCGGTCGGGTCAGCTTGGGTCGGTAGCTGACTCGCTGGACAGGCGCGACGCCCGGGCCGGGTGACACATCTGTCCATGTCTCGCCGCGCAGGATCATGGCGATATTGGAGAAGGTCACGCCGTAGCGGGTCGCGATCTCCATGGCTGTATAGCCCGCCAGTCCCAGCGCGCGAATCTCGGCAACCTGCGATGCCGTGAGCCGGGCTTTGGCATTGCGTTCCCCGCGTTGGTCACGCGTGCCGTTGCGCTGGCGTCCCTTGGCGACTTTGTCGGCCACGTTATCGGCGTGCGTTCCAAGGAACAGATGATCGGGACGAACGCAACCGCGGTTGTCGCAGTGATGACAGACATTCAGGTCGGGAGGTATCGGACCATTGTGAAGTTTCCACGAGAACCGATGCGCGCGGACCTGTTTTGTTCCGTCCCAGAACACGCCGTAGCCGCTTGGATGGCGTGTTCCCCTCCATTCCCAACACTCCAATCCGGTGGTGGTGCGCTCCCAGAACCGGGCTATCGGGTCCATTCTGAGGAGTATACCACATGAGTGTACAAGGTCTGCAACGGTTCCGACGGCACCTGATTGGGTTCCAGGCGTCGTTCACGTCGAACGTGCCGGCGACCAAGGTGCTGCCCTATCGCGGGGCCATCGAGATCGACCCGCAGCTGACCGACCCCGAT